CTCCCGGTCTAGGTAATTGTTGCGCTCCACAAAGCCCTCGGTCGGCTGGCCCGTGTCGTCGGTGCCGTGCGCGATGCCGTAGAAGTGGTCCATGTGCTCGCCCGTGTACTGGTCGTCGGTGGACTTCATCTCTCGGCGCGTGAACCCGTATTCCATCGCGCCCGGGTTCGTGTCGCCGCTCACGTCCGTCTCCCCGGCCATCACAAAGGGCGAGTGCGGAATCAGCGCGCGGCGCTGGTTGCCGATGTCCATGCCGGGCGGCATGTGGTTGAACTTCACTCCGATCACGTCCGCCGACTTGTCGTTGTTGCGGTGCAAAAAGCCCGCGTCTCCGACCGACCGGACTTCCGAGTTCCCGTTGAAGGGCCAAACCCAATTCGCCCCCGTGTCCTCAGACGTCTTCTTGGGCGGCGAAGTAATCTGGAACTTCTCCTGCAAACTGTCCTTGTTCATCACATCCTCCTAGGTTTCCAAAAAGGGGGCAAGGCTGACATCAACCTCGCCCCAAACACCCGCGACAGGTGAACCCTCTGTCCAGGAGGGCTGGAGAAAATTACTCGGGAATGTCGGACGGGGCCGGCATCCAACCGTCACCAGGATAGCTTTCGGCGACGATCTTGCGCAGCGGCATCTCGTTGATCTCGACCATCTGTTGGTTCGAGATGTCCATGCCCGGGGGCATGAAGTTGAACTTTGCGGCTTCGCCAAACTGCGTGCCCGCTTTGTCCAAGTAGCCGTCGGTGATGAAGCCCGAGACCTCGCCAATGTCGTTGTGGGTGTGGCCCAGGCCGCGAATCTCGGCCGAGATACCTTTGTGCCCGTTCAACGGTTGCGTGAACTCGGAGCCCATGCCTCGGGTGTCCTTCATCTCGCCCGCGTAGTCGCCCGGGCCGTTGGGGACCTTGGCAAACTTCGGGGGCGTGGTGCGGTCGACGGGTTGGTCGGCGACGGAATTGAACTTTTTCTCGCCGACCTTGCCAGTGTTAGCCGGGCCTGCAACTTTGTTGAAGGACTTCTTGGTCATAGTGTTTCCAGCCATGATGTCTTTGCTCCTTTAAGCGGTGACGTTGGACAGCGGCAGCGTGGCCAGCTCCAGCGTGAAGGCAGAAATTGCCGTCGCGTCGGTGCCGCGCTGGATGTAGACGGCGTCGCCTTGGTTGATCACGAAGCCACCCGTGCCCACAGGCGCGCCGGAGCCGGTCGTGGTCGACAAAGCGATGTTCACGAACGCGCCGGCCACTGCCGTTTGCGTCGCGGTGGCCGTGCCGTTGTACAGCGACAAGTTGTACGGGCCGTGGGTCGAGGTCGTCAGCACAGGGGTTGCGCCGATGGCCGCCGAGTTGGACACCTGAATGACGGAGAAAGAGTCACCGTTGATCGAGGTGGTGGTCGCGGTTCCGTTCCACGCGGTGGTGGTCGAGGTGCCTGCGGTTTGCAGCGCGGCCGTCACGGACAGAACTTGCATCGACGTGAAGGCGATGTACTTCTGGAACGTGGTCGAGGCGCCAGCCGTGTTTTGCCCAAAGTTGTGGGTGTAACGGATGATGTAGGCGGCGTGGTCATACGCCATGTTTTTGGTAGACATTGTTTTGTTCCTTTCAGTTGTCGCTGATTACGCAGCACTGTCCCATTTTACAATCCGGGCGTTGGCCGCAAGCGTGTGCACGATGCCGAAGCCGCCGAGGTAGTACCAAGCCACACCCTTCGACCGACCGTAGTCCGACGGAATCTTGCCGCGCATCTCTTCGGGCACAGCAATTGCTTCCGCGACCGTGTCGTTGCCGAAGAAGTAAATCCAGTCCGACGTGCCGTTCACCCAGCCCACCATGTCGCCGCCGTTGGCGGTGCTGATGCCGGTGGTGCCGATGCCCTTGGCAATGTTGGTCTGCTCCACGTACCGCACGTTCTCGTAGCGGCCGATCTCGCCGTTCATGATCAACTTGAAGCCGGTGTCGCTGTACTGGTGGATGGTTTCCAGGTTGTTCTTGAACGAACGCAGAGTCGTGGGCCATGCGAGCGCATAGTAGTCGTCGCCGAGGTAGGCCGGAATGTTGCGTTCCTTCATCGCGTCAACGATGGACTTTGCGTGTGCGTTGCCGTAGGCGATCGAGTTCGTGCCGGTCACGGTGCCGTTGGTGTACAGCGTGATGGCCGCTGTGTTCGTGCCGCCGGTGGGGATGGCGCGGAGCAGGGTCTGGTTGAACTGGTTCCATGCGAAGCGGTCGAAGGTCTTCACCGCGTCGTTCTTCAGCACCTTCTGGATCAGCTCCATCACCGGGAACTTGGACAAATTGTCCAGCTTGCCGGAGTAGGGAACCGAGTTGCCGGCTTCCGTGATCGTCAGCGTGCCCTGAACGATCGTGAAGTTGGTCTCGGGCATCGTGTTCGTTTCCGTCAGCACGCCGCCTGCGGTCGCGACGTCAGAGAACACGTCCCAGGTGAACACGTCACCTTTCTTTTTGCCTTGTTGCGACGCGTCACGCACGTCTGCAAATTGGCGGAACTTCACCAGCGGCTGCACCGCCATGCGAAGCACGTTCGAGAGCTGACGCGAATACATGTATCCGCCCAGCGAGTTGACTGCCCATACTTGTCCTGCCATTTTGAATGACTCCTATAAATGAAAATGCAAATGGGCCAACATCAACAAACCTACGCTCGTGTCCACTGGGGACCGCCGCGTGCCTTGGCAATGTTGGCGATTATGTCGCTGATCGACTCATCCGACTCTTCCGCAGGTGCGGCTGCCGCGCTCTTGGTCGCGGCGGAGCTCGGTGCAGCGCGTCGCGACGCGTCGGCCTTGGCGGTTTGCTTCGAGGCGGGTACGGCGGGGGCGGGGGCGTATTGCTTGACGATGTTGTCGCGCCACGCCCGCACCTCGTTCCCGATCGCCGAATAACGCTCCCAGTACGCGCGCTTGTCGCCGGAGGCCAGCGCTTGCTGGTCCTTTTGGAGCGCCATCGCGCGCAACTCGGGGTCACTCAGGATGTCTTTGTACTCGGTCTCGAAGCGGCTGGCCGCCTCTTTGAAGGTGAGTCGCTCGTCCACCGTGCGGGCCAAGTCGTCTTGCGACAACTGGGGCTGGCGCCCGGCATTCTGCAGCTGCTCCAGTGCAGCCATTGCCTCATCTTCGGAGCCCATTTGTATGGCGCGGACCAGCGCCCGTCGATCTTCGACGGCTTTGGCCCGGGCGTCCTCGACGGATGGCACGGGCGGGGTGACTTGTTCAATCGCCTGACGGCGCAATTGTGCGGCTTCGTTCAGGTATTGGTCGGCGGCTTCGACCTTCTGGGCGCGCGCGATCAGCTCCGACGCGCTCAGCTCGAGCTCTTTGCCGTTGACCTTGATCTTGTAGCGGGGCTCGGCGGCCGGCGCGGCCGGCTCGTCTGCGACTTCTGCTTCTGCTCGGGCAAGCTCGGCCGCAGTGACCCCGTCATCGTCCGAAGGCGTCAGGTCCGGCGCAACATAGTCGCTCGTCGTGCCGTCGTCGTTGATGTCTGCGAGTTCGTCTGCGCGCAGGCCGTCGTTCGCATCGTTGATGCGCCCCAGCATCGCAACGCGCGCGTCGTTGCCGGTGCCTACTGCCTCTGCGTTGTCGTCTGTGTCTGCCATGTTCTTGCTCCGTTCGCGGTGTGGTTGAAATGCTTACCCAATGTCGTCTTCGCGACTTTCCAATATCTCGGTAGCCCGCAGCCCGTCGATCACGGACTTGCCGAGCCAATCAGCAATGGATTCTGCCCTCCAAACTTCTGCCTGCGCCCGCAACACTGCGCGCGCGTCCGTCGCGTCCACGTCTCGGAGCGCCTCGTACCCGCGCGCCTGTTCCTCGGCCGCGCGTTGCAGCAAGAACCGCCCCACGTCCGAACGCATGAAGTCGTCGACTTGCTTGCCCAGGACGGCCGCGTCCACGAGGCCTTCAATTTCTCGGGCCAGCTCGGTCATTGCTTAGGCCCCGCAGGCGGCTTCAGCTGCATGTTGCGCTGATGCGACAATTCGCCACTTTGCATTGCCCGGGCGTGCGCGATGTCCCCATTGTGCATTGCAGCCCAATGGGTGGCGAGTGCGCGTTGGTTTTGCCCTTGCTCCTTCATGGCGGTGATCTGGATGGCCTTTTCTTTGTCGACAATTATCTTCTGTGCCGCAATCTGATGTGCAGTATTCTTTTCTTGCACTTTTTGTTGCAATTGGGAGATGACGCCTTGCATTTGTTGCAATTGTTGTTGCAGTTGCATGACCTGCGGGTCCTCGGTCGTGAAGAATCGAGTGCCGTCCTGGTACCCGAGCGAGCCGAAGATCTCTTTGCCCACCTCCTTCATGTTGATGCCCGGAGTCGGCTGCTTCAACATCGCGGTGTAATTGTTCATGGCGGACAGGAACTTGTTGAGCTTTTGCACCGGGTCCGTCGCGCCCATGCCGACGTTCACCGTGAGTGTCAGCTCGTTGCGCAAGAGCTCGTCCGTCACCTGATCGATGCCGAACTTCTGGAAGAGCTGGGCGCGCTTGGCCGCGATTTTCATGACGACCTGATCCGTCTCATACGCCTGCTCCATCAGCACCAGCTGCCTGAGTACCGGCTGCACGAACGTCTCGACATAAGTGCGCAGCGCGTATTCCACCAGCGTGCCTGAGGCGCCCGAGAGCATTGCCATGTTGCGGGCCGGCGCGTTGTTGCCGCCTTGCGTCATGATGCTGGCGGGGTTGAAGTTGCCGAGGAGCTCGTCCATTTCCATGTTGAGGCCTTGGTGCTCTTGGAAGCTCGACCCCGTCACGTCCTGCCAGTTCAGCTCGCGCACGTCGTTCACCGGGTCGTCGAACATCGCCACTCCCCCGGGCACGTTGCGCAGCAACCCTTGTATGTCTGCCTCGCGGCCGCGCTTCACGATGAACTTCTTGTTCAGCACAAACTTCACGTTGTCGAGGCGCTGGTTGGCGACTTCGTTGATCTCCTCTTGCAGCCCCTTGCTCAACTGAGGTACGGTGCTCGGGAACAGCTTGTGCGTCTCGATCACCGTCGTGCCGAGGACATACGGGCGCTTGCCGTGCAGCACGGTGTCCGTCAGCGGCGCAGGGTCCGTGAGCAACGCAAGGTCGCCCAGCATGTAAAACTCCCAGTCCTGCCCGTCGCGTCGGTGAATGTGGCGCTGAATCCAAACGACCTCGTAGTCGTCGACAGATTGGTTGTCCGAGCCGTACGGGTCGTCGCGGTCTTTTTGCCGCGCGATGCGGGTGCTGTCTGGCTTGGATTCGGTCGCCGCGCTGATCATCGGGTCCGCGTATTGCTTCCAGTCCCCCGACTCCATCTTGTCCTTTATGTCGCAGACGTACATCGGGATGAGGTGGATGAGGTAGGGCGAGGAGTTGATCGGGTCGATCCAATTCGCGCCCGCGTCGATGCGCAAATTCTCCACCGGGAACAAGTCCACCACAGGCCGGTCGAGCAACACCTTGGGCGGGCCGACTTCAATCTTGGCCTGAACGAGCGTCGTCGGCTCGTGCGTCAACTCACCTTCTTGCGTCGCGCGCATCGCGCCCGCAGGCAGCACGTTTTGCTCTGGGTACTCCGAGTTGTCCGGCTCCTTGCCGCCCTCTGGGGGCTTTTCGTCGTCGGGCGTCTCGGTGGGCGCGGCCATTGTCGCTTGCTCCTGCGCCTCGCCCTTCAGCGCCGCGCCTGTCAGCGCGAGCACCTCCTGCGCCTTGCCGAGGGCCGCCCCCAAGGCCTGCGCCGGGTGGGCGCTCTCGCCCTTGGCGGCTTCTGTGTACGAATCCAGCTCTGCGCGCTCGTCGGCGGGGGCTTCCTTGTACTCCCAATGGATGTGCGCGCACGCGGCCGTCACCTGCGCGTCCTGCAACCCGCCCATGACGATCTGGTACCAAGGAATGTCTTTTGTCAGCCGGTACTGCAAGATCTCCTTCATTATGTCGGCCGACGCGACCTCCGCCTTGTTGGACTGGTCTTGGGGCGTGATCGACACAACATCTATGTTGCTGAAGAAGGCGGCCGCGCCTGCGGCCTCGTTCTTACGAATGATCGCCCGGGTCTTCGGTCGGTACACGCGCGAACGCTTCTCGTACGCCGGATGCGAGAACTTGCTGTCCAACGGGTGCTGATTGTTGAACGCACGGATAGAATCTTCCCACGTCTTGCGGTAGTTGCTGTCGACGTAGGTGGTGGAGGAGTAGTAGGCCGAGCGGGCGCGCTCGAGCCAATCCTGCTGCGACACGGGCATGGCCGCGTCCGGCGACCCGACCTGTGCCGTGGGCGCGTGGTTGCGGGGGTCAGGTCGTAGGTTGGCCATGGGTCACTTCACTTCCTTGAGTCGTTCCGGTTTGTCGAGCACACCTGTGTTGCGCTCGACCCCGATCGCCCGGTCGTCGATCAGCAACTGCATTCCGGGGTCTTTGGTCGCGGTGATGGGGAGGAGAGCGCCGAGGTGTTCAACCATCCAACGCCGTAGTGCTGGGTGAGGTTTGCGAGCAGTGAAGAGCCGCACGTCCTTGCCCTCTCGGAGCCACTTTCGGACAAGGCGCACCATGGGCTCAATAGGCTCGCCTGTGTGCTCGTCGCCTCGATAGTGATCATAGGTCGCGAGGGTCCCGTCGAAGTCCACCCCGATCCACCCGTCACCATCGGCTCTGTCTTTTGCATCAGTCACTTTTGAAACGTGTCCGACCACTTCTTGCCGATCTCGCCTGCGTCGGTGCCGCCGCGCACTGCAGCTTCTTCAGCCGCGTCGGTCTTGGCCCGCACGTCGGCGCCCGACGAGTACTTGGTCATTGCGTTCGCAGAGCCGGGCGAGGAGGCGGAGTACATTTTGTTGTACGCGAGGGGCGAGGTCATCATGCCGCGCTTCATGCGCGAGGCGTCCAGCACGAATTGCGGGGTTTGTGCGTCGTCAGCCATGGGTGAAACCTTTCTTCAACGTCATCATCAGCGCCGCGAGCGCCAAAACAATCGCGTCCTGCTCCGCCGTCAGGTACGTCGCATAGACGAGCACGACAGACAAGAGCAGCAACGCGCGGGGATTCATCTCACAACCTCACCGTGTCTTGCGCGCGCACGCCGTCGTAGGTGTGCGTCGGAAGGTCGCCGGACCATTTGCCCCGAGCGAACCCCAGCCTCTCCAGGAGCTCGCCGCCGCCCATGACG